GACGGCCTGACGCCATGACCGACACCACGCACACCACGCCCACGCCCGAGACCACGCCGCTGCCTGGCGGCGGCTCCTGGCGCTGGGACGACGTGCTGCCCGGCTGGGTGCCCAACGACCCGCCGCCGGCCGCCGCCACCGAACCTGATCCGACGCCGCGCCCGGTGCGCGCCGTCCCCATGCAAACCGAGGCCTGACGCCATGTCCCGCAAGATCCGAAACACCGCCATCCTGGCGAAACTGGAGACGACCTACGGTGTCGACGCCGAGCCCACGGGCAGCGCCGACGCGGTGCTCGTGTCCGACCTGTCGATCACGCCGTTCGAGGCGCAGAACGTCGACCGCGCGCTGATCCGCCCCTTTTTCGGCGGCTCCGAGCAGCTGGTCGGCACCAAGCAGGTCAACTGCTCGTTCTCGATCGAGCTGGCGGGCTCCGGTACGTCGGGCACCGCGCCGCAGTGGGGCGACCTGCTGCAGGCGTGCGCGTTCGGCGAGGCGTCGCTCACGAGCCCGGCGCGCAACGAGTACTCGCCGGTGACCAACGGGCTCAAGAGCCTCACGGTCTACTGGTACGACGACGGCGTCCTGCACAAGCTGCTGGGCGCGATGGGTACGGTCACGATCAGCGCGAACGTGGGCGAGCGTCCGATGCTGCAGTTCCAGTTCACGGGCCTCTATGGTGGCGTGACCGCCGCGGCGAACCCGTCGGTGACGCTGTCGACGTGGAAGACCCCGCCCGTGATGACGATGGCCAACGTCGTCGACGTGACGCTCGGCGCGACCTACGCGGCCGGCGCGCTGACCGGTGGCACCGAGTACGCGTCCACCGGCCTGTCGATCGACGTGGCCAACCAGGTCGCGTTCACGCCGCTGCTGTCGACCGAGTTCGTCGACATCACCGATCGCGCGATGACGGGCTCGACGCAGCTGCGCCTGTCGGCCTCCGAGGAAGCCGCGTTCTACGCGTCGATCGAGACCAACGCGGTGCAGTCGCTGGCCATCACGATCGGCACCGCCGCGGGCAACCAGATCGTGCTGTTCGCGCCGTCGGTGCAGCTGCTCAACCCGTCCAAACAGGACCTCAACGGCAACCGCATGGTCGGCGTCGACCTGCGCCTGGTGCCGGTCGCCGGCAACGACGAGCTGCGCATCGTCGCGCTCTGACCGCGGCACGCTCGACGCGGCCCCGGACGGATTGCCGATCCGGGGCGCTCTTCTCTGTCCCCCCGCATCCAACGCATCGCACCAACACCCCATGATCAAGCTGCGCGTCTCCGACACCGTCAAGGTCCACATCAAGGGCGTCCTCAACGACGAGGCGGGCCGCCCGCAGCAGGTGTCGTTCGCGCTCGTGTGCCGCCGGCTGCTGACCGACGAGCTGCAGGCGCAGATGGCCGACGACCGCAAGGTGCCCGAGTTCATCGAGGACGTGACGACCGACTGGTCGGACGTGCTCGACGACGACGGCCGCGCGCGCGCCTTCTCGCGCGACGACCTGCGCCAGCTGCTCAAGATCCCGGGCGTCGCAGGGCTCGCGTTCTCGGCGTACCTGCGCGACGTGGGGGCGCGCGAAAAAAACTGACCGAGCTCGCGCGGCTGCTGGCACGCGGCGAACTTCGGATCCCCGCCCATGACGAACAGCCCGCGCGAGACGAAGTCGACGAGGCGCTCGCGGCCTTCGGGCTGCAGGCCGAAGGCGCGCTCGGCGCCGACGAGGGCTGGTTCGACCTCTGGCCCGAGAACGTGCCGGCGTTCGAGCTGTGGTCGGCCGTGCAGACGCAATGGCGCGTCGGCATGGGCGGGCCCACGGGGCTGGACTACGCGGGCGTCGAGGCAGTGCTGCGGGTGCTGGGCGTGCGCGGCGAGCAGCGGCGAGAGCGCTTCGCCCTGCTGCAGGCCATGGAGCGCGCGGCGCTTCGCGAGTGGGCCGATGCCGCCGCGCGAGCGCGGCGCTGATGCGATGAGGGTCGGGGCGTGAGCACGCAATACGAAGTCGGAATCCGCCTATCGCTGGCGGGCAACGGGCCGGTCGACGCGGGGCTGGCCCGCGTCGAAGGGGCGCTGGAGCGCACCGGTGCGGCTGCCGATGGCGCGGGCGCGTCGTTCGAGCGGCTCGGGCAGGACGCGGCGTCCGCGGGCGGCCGGCTCGGCGGCCTGAGCACGTCGCTCGCGCGTACCGGCACGAGCGCGGCGCAGACGGCCGCCGCGATGCGCATGGTGCCCATGCAGCTGACCGACATCGTGACGAGCCTGGCCAGCGGCCAGAGCGCGATGACGGTGTTCCTGCAGCAGGGCGGGCAGCTCAAGGACTCGTTCGGCGGGATCGGCGCGGCCGCGCGTGGCCTGGGCGGCTACGTCGCCGGGCTCGCGAATCCGTTCACGCTGGCAGCGGGCGCGGCAGTGGCGCTGGCCGTCGCCTACGAACAGGGCGCGGCCGAGGCGCGTGCGTTCGAGCGCGCGCTCGTGCTGAGCGGCAACGCGATCGGCGCCACCGTCGACCGGCTGCAGGACATGGCGCGCGCGGTCGCGCAGGCGGGCGGCACGCAGGGCGCGGCCGCCGAGGCCGTCGCGGCGCTGGCCGGCACCGGGCGCGTGAGCCTGGACGTGATGGCCGATGCGACGGCCGCCACGATGCGCATCTCGCGCGAGCTGGGCACGAGCGTGGCCGACGTGGCCAAGCAGTTCGGCGAGCTCGCGGGCGAGCCGCTCGCGGCCAGCGTGAAGCTGTCGGACTCGCTCAACTACCTGACGGTGCGCACCTACGACCAGATCCGGGCGCTGGAGGCGCAGGGCCGTGCGGCCGAGGCGGCGGACGTGGCGCAGCAGGCCTACGCGCAGGCGATGACCGAGCGCATGGATCGGCTGGCCGGCAGCCTCGGCTATGCCGAGCGCGGCTGGCGCGCGCTGGTCGGCGCGGCCAAGTCGGCCTGGGACGCGATGCTCAACGTCGGGCGCGAGGACACGCTCGCCGAGAAGATCGAGGCGGCACAGAAGCGCCTGGCCGAGCTGCAGAGCCGGGCGGCGAACGTTGTGTACGGCCCCGGCGGCACGAGCGCCGCGCGTCGCGCGCAAGATGCGGTCGAGGCGCTGCGCCAGGAGATCGCGCTGCTGCAGGAGCAGCAGCGGCTGCAGACCCGCGGGGCCGAGGCCGAGCGCGATCGCGTCGGCGCGCAGCGCGCCGGGATCGAGCTGCGCCAGATCGAGGAGCGGTTCCTCACCAAGCGCCAGCAGATGGAGCGCGAGCTCGCGCAGGTGCGCGCGCTCGCCCAGGAGGCGGGCGGCGACAGCATCACGCCCGAGAGGCTCGCGGCGCTGGAGGCGCAGATCCGCGAGAAGTACGCGGACAAGGCGGCCACGAAGGCCGTCAACAAGGAACTGGACGACCAGAAGAAGCTGATCGCCGAGCTGGCCGGCCTGTCGGGATCGTTCGCCGAGGACTGGGACCGGCTGACCACGGTTTTTCGCAAGACCGGGATGTCGGTCGAGCAGCTGACGGCTGCGCAGGCCGTGCTGCTGGCCAAGCAGCCGGCGGTGCGCGCCGAGTACGACCGGCAGGAAGCGGCGCGCAGCGCGGCCGCGAAGGCGCTCTACGACGAGGACGCCGCGCGCTTGCGCGCGCTCTCGACGCTCGACGACCAGATCGGTGCCCAGCGCCGGGAGAACGAGCAGATCGGGCTGTCGGCCGAGGTGCTCGCACAGGTGCAGGTGCGGCGCCTGGAGGCGGCAGCTTCGCTCAAGGTCCAGACGGCTGCGAACCTGGAGGCCGCCGGGGGCGACGCCGACCGCATCTCGGCGCTGCGCGAGGAGGCCGAGCTGCTGATGGTGCTCGCCGGCCTCAAGCGCGAAGGGGCGGCGAAGCGCGCGGACGTCGAGTCGGCGGAGCAATCGGCGAAGGCGATCAAGGACCTGAACCGCGAGATCGAGGCGTTCGGCAAGGCGAGCGTCGGCGACATGGCGGCGTTGGGGTTCGACCGTGCCTCGCAGGCTCTCGGCACGTTCGCCTCCGCGTTCCGCGGCCTGATCGACGACCAGGACAAGTACAACGAGCTGCGCGCGAAGGCGCTGTCGCTCGGGCAGTCGACGGAGGCGCTCGACCGCAAGGCCGCGACCGCGCAGGTCGGCGCCTACGCGACGATGGCGGCGGCCGCGAAGGGCTACTTCAAGGAGGGCTCGCGCGGCTACAAGGCACTGGAAACGGCCGAGAAGGCGTTCCGGGCCTACGAACTGGCGATGGCGCTGAAGTCGGCAGCCGAGAAGATCGGACTCATCCAGGGCGTGACGGTGGCGACCGTGGCCGGCCATCAGACGCAGGCGTCGTCGGCCGTGACCGCGGCAGGGATCGACGCGGCCGCCTCGGCGACGGCGGGGCAGGCGTCGGCGGTGGCCGGCGTCGCCAACCAGGCCAAGGGCGACCCGTACACGGCGTTCCCGCGCATGGCCGCGATGGCCGCGATCATGGCCGGCCTGGGGTTCATCGTTTGGGGCATCGGCGGGGGCGGTGCGGATCGCGTCGACCCGGGGAACACCGGCACGGGCACGGTGCTCGGCGACGCCAGCGCGCAGTCCGTGTCGATCGCCAACGCGATCGAGGCGCTGGCCG